GCGATCACCTTCCTGCGCGATCTGATCGGCAACGCCTTCACTGCAATCTACGCGGCGATAGACCTTGTTGTCAGCCTTCTGACAGGCGACTTCTCACAGGCTTGGTTCGCCGTTGGTGAGCTTGTCAACAGCGTCATCGGCATCTTCCAGAACGCATGGGGTGTGATCAAGAGCGTTGGCGAGTCGCTTGGCAACTTCGCAGGCGCTATAGCAGGTGTATTTGGAGGATCAGATTCAGACAAAAAGAATTCTGCAAGTTTGACTCCACAGGCTGTTCAAAGAGCTTCAGAAAATGCCGCTCAAACAACAACTTCTGTCGGGCAAATGCCAGCTTTGGTTCCGTCTCCGCAAGCAGCAGCTGCTGTAACCAACAGCAATCAACAAACAATTCAGCAAAAAACAGAGATAAACGTTAGCGCAAGTTCTGACGCTCAAGCAACAGCAAAGGCAATTGCAGGAGAGCAGAACAGAGTGAATTCAGACATGGCACGCAACATGAAGGGTGCGGCAAGATGAGCCTGACCGAACCTCCCATCCCGGCAACGATCGTTCCTCGCAGATCGATCGGGCCGTTCAACGCAACCTTGACGATCGAAGAGGTTGCGACGGACGAACTTGAGATCACGCAGCATCCCGTTCAACAAGGCGCTGCGATCACCGATCACGCCTACATGAAGCCTGCCACGGTCAATGTGAAGATCGTGTTCAGCGACGAGGATGCGCCTCTGGCCGAGACCTACGAAAAGATGCGCCAGCTGCAGGCCAGCCGGGAACCGTTCGACGTCGTCACCGGCAAGCGCAGCTACAAGAACATGTTGTTCAAGTCGCTAGGGCAGACCAACGACATGCGCACGGAATTCGTGCTGAGCATCAATGCGACGCTGCAGGAAGTGTTCATCACCGCTCTCGAAGTCGTCTCTGTTCCTGAGCGCAAGAAGCAAAAGACACCCGGCAAAACCGGCGCTACGGAAAATGCAGGCCAGAAGAAGGCGCAGCCTGCTGAACCGAAGAAAAAGAGCGCCCTCAAGGCATTGGCAGGCTGACCATGGCTGAACAACTATTCAAGATCCCGCTGACGAATGTTCCGCAACGGTTCGCTATCGAGCTGGCCGGTCTCTCGTTGATCGTCGTGAGCCGTTGGAATGGTGAGATACCAGCTTGGGTGCTGGACTTCTACGACGAGGCGACCAACGATCCTCTGATCCTTTCGCTGCCATTGGTGAGCGGCGTGGATCTGCTCGCCCAGCACGAATACATCGGAATTCCTGGCCAGTTGATCGTGTACACGGACGGTGACGAGTTCGCTCCGCCGACCCTGGAGAATCTTGGTCAGGAAGCCAATCTGTACTATTTGGTTGATGTGTGATGGATCAGCTTCAATACATTCGCCGATGCAACCTGATCCTCGCGACCGACAAGGGCGAAGGGATTGACCTTTCCAGTCTGCGCATCAAGTTTGCAATCAAGAAGGCAGACGCCCAGTCTCCGAACACAGCCGAGATCCGCATTTACAATGTGTCTGAAGAGACAGCCAACCGCATCCGCAAGGAGTTCAGCAGCATCACGCTGCAGGCCGGGTACGAAAGCAACTACGGCATCATCTTCGCAGGCAACTTGAAGCAGGTTCGCTTTGGGAGAGAGAACGGAACGGACACCTATCTCGACATCGCTGCTGCCGACGGCGACAATGCCTACAATTTCGCTGTTGTGAACACGACCTTGGCGGCTGGAGCAAAGCAGTCTGACCAGATCAACGCAGCTGCAGCGCCGATGTCAGGCAAGGGCGTGCAGAAGGGCCACATCGACGACACAGGTTCCGCCAAGCTTCCACGAGGCAAGGTGATGTACGGCATGGCTCGCGACTACCTTCGTCAGTCTGCTGCAGCATCCAACACATCGTGGTCAATCCAAGACGGCAAGATCCAGTTCGTGTCTTTGACCGGCGTACTACCAAACCAAGCGGTCGTGCTCAACAGCAAGACTGGCCTCGTCGGCACGCCAGAGCAGACGAACGACGGCATCAAGGCGCGTTGCCTGCTCAATCCGATGCTGAAGGTTGGCGGCAAGGTTCAGATCGACGAGAAGGACATTACAGAGGCAAAGCTGCCAGACACCAAGAAGGACGCACAAGCCAACAAGCCTGCGACCATTCGTCATGACGGTTTTTACCGGCTCCTGACCGTTGAATATTCAGGCGACACACGCGGCAACGACTGGTATTGCGACCTTGTCTGTCTAGACATCGACGCAACTCAACCTCCAGGAAAACAGGTGAAGAAAAATGGATAGGCGAGAACGGCTGGACGACCCGGAAGAGTCGCTGCGCATGGCGCTTGAGGACTTCCAATCTCAAATCTGGACTGCTCTCCCAGGCGTAGTTTCCGGAATCGATCTCGACAAGCAAACTGTTTCTGTACAACCAACGATCCAAGGCAGTGTGAGTTCGGCTGACGGCTCATCGCAGTCAGTAAATCTTCCTGTGTTGGTTGATGTTCCGATCTGCTGGCCTCGCGCTGGCGGGTTTGCATTGACATTCCCAGTCAAGGTCGGTGACGAAGTTCTGGTGGTGTTCGCATCTCGCTGCATCGACAGTTGGTGGCAATCAGGAGGTGTTGGTGCGCAGGCCGAGGTTCGTATGCACGACCTCAGTGATGGATTCGCCATTCTGGCTCCGACAAGCCAACCGAAAAAGTTGAATAATGTCAGCAGCGCAAATGTTCAACTTCGTGACGAAGAAGGAACGACCTTTCTTGAAGTCACACCGGACGGGAAAGTCAGACTGGTTGCTGTATCTCAGATCGACATCGATGCTCCGACCATCAATCTGAATGGCGGAACAACACTGAACATGACGGCTCCGACCATCAACATGAACGGAAACATCAACACAGCAGGGTCTGGAGGCTTAGGAACGTTCCATTTGTCTGGAAACTTGGTCCACACCGACGGATCAATCACCAGCCTCGGCAAGACGATAGACGGAACACACACACACGGAGGTGTTCAGTCTGGAGGAAGCAACACTGCTGTTCCGAATTGATGTTGTCTGGCGGTCGTTTTCAGAGCATAATTGTCGGAAAATGGAGGCGACTCGATGCGGTATCGCAGGCTAAGTGATGATGGAGATATGACGTTCGGCTCTCAGCAAGCCGACTTTCTCCGCAACACGCCTGAAACTGTTGCGCAGGCCGTCATTACCCGTTTGAAATTGTGGCTTGGCGAGTGGTTCATCGACCAGACCGAAGGCACCCCATACCAGCAGGCTGCGCTCGGAAAGAACACGACCGCCAGCGTGGAACCAGCCATCCGTTCGCGCATCCTTGAGACACAAGGTGTAACCAGCATCGACTCGTTCGAGATGATTTTCGATCCTGACGAACGCAAGGCGACGATCAACGCGACAATCAGCACCGAGTATGGTGAGGTTGTTGTTCAAGGAGTCTTGTGATGGCGATTGCCGATCTTGTTTACATTGATGCTACAGGCTTCCACACGCCGGATTACCCGACCGTTCTCGACTTTCTGAAGAGCGAGTACAGAACGATCTACGGCAATGATGTGTATCTGGAAGCAGACTCTCAGGACGGCCAGTGGATTGCTGTTCAAGCCTTGGCGATCTTTGACACGTTGCAGGTTGCTCAGGCGACATACAACAGCTTCTCGCCTCTGTCCGCTCAGAAGGACGCTCTCAGCCGCAACGTGAAGATCAACGGCATTCGTCGTCTGATTGCTTCCTACTCGCAAGTCGATCTGCTCATCGTTGGTCAGCCCGGAACGACCATCGTGAATGGTCAGGCTGAAGATTCTCTCACCCAGAAGTGGAGCCTCCCCGCATCCGTTGTGGTGCCGGTTGGCGGATCGATCACTGTCACAGCAACTGCCGCAGAGATCGGCGCAAAGACTGCCGCAGCGAACACCATCAACAAGATCGCAACGCCGACGCTCGGTTGGCAGACCGTCAATAACCCGCTGGCTGCTGTCGAAGGCAGTCCGGTTGAGACCGATGCAGAACTGCGCAAGCGCCAGACGGTTTCAACGGCTCTGCCGTCTCTTTCTGTTCTCGAAGGAATTGTTGGTGCTGTTGCTTCTCTGGCCGGTGTCAGCCGCTTCCGTGGCTACGAAAACGACACCGGCGCGACGGACGCGAACGGCATCCCGGCGCACTCGATGGCGATCGTTGTTGAAGGCGGCGACGCTCAGGCAATCGGCGAAGCAATCGCCGTCAAGAAGACGCCCGGCTCGCCGACCTACGGCACGACGACTGTGACGACCTACGACAAGTATGGTCTGCCGAACGACATCAACTTCTTCCGTCCGACTGTTGCGACCATAGGCGTTGAGGTTACGATCGACGCTCTACAAGGATACACGACAGGCTTCGCTGCGCTCATCGCTGCGGCTGTGGCAGAGTTGCTCAACAATCTGGAGATCGGAGACGACGTTCTGATCACCAAGTTGTATGTGCCTGCCAACCTGCCGGGAAATGCTGCAGGTTCGACGTTCGATCTGACGCAGATCCGCATCAAGAAGAATGCAGGCGCGTTCGGAACCAGCAACATTGTGTTGGCGTTCAACGAGGTTGCATTTTGCAATCCTGCCGTTGATGTGACGGTGATCGTGACATGACGACCGACGAATACCTCTCGCTGATCACATCGGCCCACTCCGACAAACCGAAGTTCGAAGCCACGGTTGCTGTCGGAGTTTCGCCGTTTGCGCGGATCCAAGAGGTGTTGAAAAGTCTTGTCGCCGAGTTCGATATTGACACAGCAGTTGGCGTGCAGTTGGACGTTGTCGGTGAGTGGGTTGGCCGGTCTCGCCGCATCGACACACCGTTGGTTGGAGTCTATTTTGCTTGGGACGACACTGTTGGCGATGGTTGGGAGTCTGGAATTTGGAAAGACATCTATGATCCTGAGAGCGGTCTTGTGGATCTTCCGGATGATGCCTATCGCCTGCTGCTCAAGTCGAAGGTCGCAGCCAACAACTGGGATGGCACTGTCCCGCAGGCCTATGAGGTCTGGACTTCCGCTTTCGGAACAGACACTCTGTTGTTGATTCAGGACAACCAAGACATGTCGATGATAGTCGGCATCGCTGGTCAGCCGCTTTCGATCGTTGAGCAAGCCCTTCTGACGAACGGCTATATTCCGCTCAAACCAGAAGGTGTGCGCATACAATATTACGCAGTCGCTCCGTCTGAAGGTTCGTTATTTGCATTTGATGTTACTGAAGGGTCTGCTTTGGCTGGATGGGAACACGGCCAGTGGGCGACTGAATTGATTCCTGCCTAGGAGAATATGAATGGCAACTAATGAAATCCTGCAGTTTGCAGAAACAGACACCGGAACGAACCTGCTGACACAAGCAGAGTATCTTGCAGATTCCCAAAGACCAATTGGAAATCAACCCGGTGTTGCTCGAAGCAAATTGGTGAATAAGGCTCTGCGTCAATCATCCCTGATCGCAGCTGGCATTGCTGAGTTCCTCGCTGACAATCAAGCCAACAACATAACCGATTCTCTGACGCCTCAAAACATCGCAGACTACATGATCGCCGTGGTGCGATCTCTTGGCATCCCAACTGCTGTCGCTGGCGGAACGGCTGATGCTGTCACTGCTGACTTCACAACGAATGTCTCGCTCACAAATGGCACCACAGTCGTCGTTCGTGCTGGGTCTGCAAACACTTCGGTTGCTCCTACATTCGCTCCTGATGGATTGACGGCAAAGACGATCGTAAAAGGAAATAATATAGCCTTGGCCGTAGGAGACATTGCAGGAGCAGGCCATTGGTTGGAGCTTAACTTCGATTCAACCCTCGACAAATGGGTTTTGCAGAATCCTGCGAATGGCATTGTTCCAGGGATTGGCGTTGGCTATATGCTCTTGACCGACGAAAAGGCGCAAAGCACCAACGGCGGGTCGTCGGTATCGGGAACGCAAACCCGTACCCTAAATACGGTACGCGCAAACACCATCGCTGGCGCATCGTTGGCAAGCAATCAATTCACTTTGCCTGCTGGTACATATCGAATCCGGGCACGCGCCCCAAGCGAACAAACCGATAACAACCGTATCTATCTGACGAACGTCACCGATACAACTTTCCCCATCATGGGATCGAGTGAGCAAGGTTCAACGACTGGTGAGCTGATTGTCACTCATGCAACCTTGGTCGGCAGAATTACCATCACTTCCCCGAAAGTATTTGAAATTCGGCATTACACTGGTCTTGCTATCGCAAACGTCGGCCTCGGTCGGATGACCGGAGTTGCTGGGGTTGAGGTTTATACCGAAGTTGAAATTATTAAGGAGTCGTAAGATCATGCGATACGCTTTTTTTGATGAAAATGGCCGCGTGGCTTCCGTGCATAACGACGACACCTGCGCCGATCTGCCTGCTGGAGCAATTGAACTGAACGAATCCCAATGGGAGAGTCGTTTTAACCTCAAATTGGAAAATGGATCATTAATAGACTCTCCATTCAAGCTTCAGACTGAAGAGCTTCGACAGAATTCCTGGGCTAAAATCAAGGCAAAACGTGAGCGCGTCAAGGCAGGTGGCGTCAAAGTCGGCGACAAGTGGTTCCACACGGACGACGCCAGCCGCATCCAGCACATGGCTCTCAACATGATGGGCGCTTCGATCCCGGCCAACCTGCAGTGGAAGACGATGGACGGAACCTTCGTCACCATGACGCAGTCGCTCGCCGGTCAGGTTTTCCAGGCTGTGGCGGTGCTGGACATGCAGGCGTTCGCCAAGGCCGAGGAACATCGTGTCGCGATGGAAGCCAGCAACGATCCGGCGAGCTACGACTTTGACGCTGGATGGCCAGTGTCGTTCGAAGGTTGATCCATGATCCAGCTGCTCTTCAGCAGGCGCAATCACCCCGGCAGCTGGCTGATCCGTACGGTCAGCTGGTCTGAATGGTCTCACGTTGAAGTGGTGCTCCCGGATGACCGTCTGCTGGGAGCAGCTGCGCCACATGGCGTAGGCTTCGCATCGATCTACGAGCGCATGGACGTCGCCAGCCACGTTGCGACGATGACGTTCCCCGGTGACTTCGAAGCCGGGATGCGCTGGGCTGAAGGCCAGATCGGCAAGCCCTACGACTACACCGGCGTGATCGGCCTAGGATTGCACCGCGACTGGGAAGAAGACGACGCGTGGTGGTGCTCTGAGTTCGCTGGCAAGTTCCTGAAGGAAGCAGGGTTCATGCCTTACCGATCCGATGTGATAACGCGCCTGACGCCGCAACATCTGTTCATGCTTGATCAACCGTTCGACATCATCAAATAGAGGAGGCCAGAAATGGCGGAAGAAAAAAGAACCTGCAGCATCGACCCGCAACATTGCCCGCAAGTGAAGGAGGCGGCAGACGAAGCTGTCAAAAAGGTATTCGCCATTCTTGGTGTGGACATTGACGTTCCCAAAGAGGTGGAGGAATTTCGTGAGAACCTACGCTTCGGAGCATCAATGCGCCGCGCTGCGGACAAAGGAATGCTGACGATCATCGGCGTTCTGGTAACTGCGATGCTTGCCGCGCTGTGGGCTGGCATCGTTTCCAAGATCTCTCACGGAGGCTGAAATGAGCAGTCGCAAGTTGGAAGATCTGAACGAGCCGACACGCAAGAAGGCAGAGGCACTTCTGCAGGTGTGCGAAGAAGCCGGCATCGATGTGTTGATCTACTGCACCTTGCGCGACAAGGCAGAGCAGGACGAATTGTACAAGCAAGGCCGCACCAAGCCGGGGAAGATCGTGACCAACGCTCGTGGCGGCGAAAGCTGGCACAACTTTGGCTCGGCCTTCGACTTCGTTCCGTTGGTCGGCGGCAAGCCTCAGTGGAGCGACAAAAGTCTCTACGCCAAATGCGGTGTGATCGGTGAAAGTGTCGGTCTCGAATGGGCTGGTCGTTGGTCAGGACAGCTGAAGGAAACAGCCCACATGCAATACCGTGGTGGCCTGACGCTGGCACAAGTTCAATCTGGCAAGGAGGTGGTGTGATGAATTGGTCTGATGTTGGAAGTTGGCTGAAGGAAAATGCAGGATCTGGCGCTGCTCTGGTCGGATCGTTGCTGACAGGAAACATCCCCGGCGCAGTTGCGGCTGGCGTGGCCCTGGTTGGAAGCGCAACAGGCAGCAACGATCCTGCCAAGGCGCTCGCCGCTTTGCAAACCGACCCGGCAACCGTGTTGAAGCTTCGGGAGTTGGCCGTGCAGGAAGAAGTCTCGATCCGTGAGCACATCCGCTCGATGGAAGAGATGCGTCTGAAGGACGAGCAAGCTGCTCACGAGCAGCAGCAGGAAACGATCCGTGGCGGCGACAAGGCAGAAGACGAATATGTCCGCCACACACGACCAATGATGGCGCGGCAATCGTGGTACGCCACCATGGCCTACGTGATCGGCTTCGAAGGTCTGAAAGCTGCTGGCCAGTTCAGCGTAGGAGCAAGCTGGGATCTCGCGATGATCATCATCGCCCCTGCTGCTGCCTACCTCGGCTTCCGCTCTCTGGACAAATTCACTAAGGGAAAGTCGTCAGTTTGACTCCGGCCTCTTCGAACATGGTGATGGCCGCTTCAAACTGCTCCACTGGCATGCTCGTTTGACCATCGCCAACCACGACCTCTGCACGCCTCGTGGTAAGCCGTTGAACCCTGTCTCAAGAATTGCCTTGGTGGGTGCTACTGCGACTGCTCCAACCTTGGTTGTTGGGTCTTTCGACCACTGAGCAACGGCCTGAGCCAGCGATAAAAATCGCTCCTGCCACTTCCTGCTCATCTGTTGTCTCCCGAAGATTGGCAGAATTTGTCGCCTTTGTACGGAGGCCATCCGTTGCGACGCTCTTTGGGAATTCCAGCTTTGGCATCAGCTTTCCAGATGCCGACCATGTGGCAATATTGGTCTTGTTCGACCTGAACGTCTTCGTATTCAAAGTGCCCGGTCAAACCGGCAGCAAGCAAGATCACCAAGGCGATTCCGATTGTGGTTCTGTTCATTTCGTTACCTTTCTAAGTTGTAGCGTTCAAACGAACGCCGCCTGATTTTGCCTGAATCATTTGAACAAGGCAAGTCCCTTGTCGATGATTGTGTCCGCAACATCCTTCTTGTTGAGCAGAGCGCCGATCACAGCTTCGTCAATCGTTCCCTTGGCAGCAATGTTGATGTACGTCACATTCTTGGTCTGGCCAATGCGGTGAGCTCGATCTTCGGATTGCAGCCTGTCACGCAAGCTGAAGTTGTTGCTGAAGTAGATCACGTAGCTGGCGGCAACGAGTGTGATACCCGTTCCACCGGCCTGCTGGTTGCCGATGAACACATCTGCGTCGCCGTTCTGGAATGCCTCGATGGCATCAACACGGTCGCCCTTCTTCACACCGCCATGGTATTCGACCGACTTGATCCCGGCCTCGGCCATTCGGCGAGCGATGTCCTCGATCTCAGCACGGTAGCGTGCCCATACGATGACCTTTTCGCCTTGTTCGATGATTGCCTGAACACGCTCGACGAGCAGATCCAACTTGGGATTCTCGCCGGGGATTCGGACTGGCTCGTCAGACAACGGGTGAATGTAATAGCCAGAGGTGATCTGCGCTAGCTTGGTGACGGCAACCAACTTGTTGAACGGCGTCTCCTGACCTTGGAAGACCAAACGACATTCGTCCTCTGCCTTCTTGTAGATCTCGATCTGTTCCTTGGTCATGCTGAAGAACAGCGTCTTGTAGATCTTGTCCGGCAGATCCAAGCAGTCCTTCTTGAGCACGCGGAACGAGTGGGGTGCGATGAGCGCACTCAACTTGTCTAGGTTGCGGTATTTCGGCCTGCCGTTCTTGTCCTTGTCTACGATCTGCGGCAGGCGGTTTGGGTTGAATGCTGCGCTCAACTTCTGCATGTATTGGCCGATGCGAGACTCGACCGTGGCGATGAGCCGAAGAGCGTCGAACTTGCGCTTGCTTGGAGCCGGTGAAAACAGAGAGCGAAGATGCGCCAGACCATCAACGATTTTCTCGTAGGCCTGCGACTCATGCGCTTCAACGACGTTGCTCATGGCCAGCAGCAATTCCTCCCGGCCATTGGCCGCAAGCATGCGATGCAACTCGCCGATCTCCTTGGCCAGTTCCTGCTTGTCGTAGTCGCTCATCTTCACCTTGTTCTTGACGATGTGTTGGATGAGGTGGTGGTTCTCTTTGAGCAACTCGGAATACTCAGCCTTGAATGCGTAGTAGCTGGTCGTTCCGAGGATGTTCTCGTCGAGGAAGCTGAACTGGCTGAAGGCGTCGAACGGCGCATTGTTGATCGGCGTTCCAGACATGATGCGACGCCAGTAGCTGAACTTCTTGAGCTTCATCAGCGCCTTGGTGCGTTCGGCCTTGGGATTCTTGGCAGCGTCCGACTCGTCACACACGATCATCAACCGGCGGAAGCAGTTGGCGAACCGCTCTGCAGCCTTGACTCCGCTCTTGTGTTGCAGCGATTCCCAGTTCATCGTCAGGACACGAAGCGTTCCGTCACCGGCATTGTCGTAGAGCGACTCGATCTCAGCTGTCTCACGCTTGTTGCCTCCAGAAACCCACGGCGCAGCCTTGTAGCGAACCCAGTCCGGCATATGTTTCGGCAACTCCAGCCGCGTCCAGTTCGTATGCACGCCGTTGGGTGCGAAAACAATCACGCCGTCGCAGTCTCCGTTGGACCAGAGGTCTGCGATGTTGTTGATGATGATCCAGGTCTTGCCCGTTCCCATCTCAGCCAGCAAGGCGAACGCAGGCTTGCGCCCGAACTTGTTCAAACACTCCAACTGGTGGTTGTAGGGCTTGGTCTTGAACTTTCCGGCTAGCGGGTCAGTATTGTTCTGCATTGTTTCCATTGCTCTTTGCTCCTGATTGGTTTGACCGCATGCCACAGCGCCACTTCGACGAGGTCGGGCACAGTCATGTCGTTGATTCTGTCTGCGTGAATGCCGTCGAGCAGCAGCCACCGCTTGTCGGTCACGATGAGGACGAATGCTCTGCCTCCGGCGTTGCGTTGGCGCAGCATCCAGTTCTTCTGGTCTTGGCTCAGTTTGTGGTTCGAGCCAAACAGCTTGGTCGTCGGGCGGACAGGCTCCTTCGGAGACTTGAATTCGATCCAACACTCCTTGCTGTCTCCGCAGTAGTTGGTGTCTGGCATCCCAAGCACCATGCAGTTCTCGATCCGATCCAGCCGGTCGAGCGGCTCCACCACGTTGCGCTTGAAGGCGCGATAATCGACACTCTCAGCCATCGATGCGCTTCCACTTCTTGATGAAGGCGTACCGGATGTCGTTGTAGAACTCAGCCCTGATCATCAGGTGAGCGCCGACAGGAACCGACTCCAGCAACTCCCGGCCAATCCGCTCGAAGTCGAACCGGCCAATGCGACCGCCGATCGTGCCTGTGTCATCACGCAAGCGAACGTCGATGAATTCCAATGGTCCAGTCTCCATCTTGCCACCGCGCTTCTTGACATTGACCTCCTCGTTGGAGTTGCGAGCGTTCTTGTAGATGAGCTCTCCAAGGAACACACGCTGTTGCTTGTGCGGTATGCCTTCCAGATCGATGATCTTCAACACGTCACCAGCGACGCCATTGTCTGTTGGGTTGTCGTAGAGGTGCGGGTACTTGGTGCTGAACGGGAAGATGTCGGCGAAGACATTCTCAGCCTTGGCGACTTCATCGCGTTGCTTGCCGGTGAGCTTGCCGGACTCACGAGCGGCGATCAGCTTTGCCGCCTTGCTCTCGCCGATGCCTTTCAGCGCAACAAAACCGCCATAGAGCTTGCCTTCCCGCACAGACCAGTTGAGTGCGGACTTCTCGATGTCGAACGGAACGTACTCGATGCCTTCCCGCACCATTTCGCGTAGGAGCTCAACGGCGCTGTCCTCGTCCTTGGCGTTGCGCAGGTTGGCTGCAGCGAACTCCAGCGGGAAATGAGCCTTGAGGTAGGCCGTCCAATAACTGATCACGGCGTAGCTGAACGTGTGAGCCTTGTTCATCTGCCAAGCGCCCATGGCGTTGATGGTCTCCCAAGTCGCCCTTGCTTCCTTCTCGCCGATGCCTTGGCTGGTTGCGCCCTTGAGGAACTTTTCCCAGTAGGTGTCGAAGAACTCCTTGCCCATGCGCTTGGACATGGCCTTTCGGATGGTGGAGGTTTCCTTCCAGTCGAACTTGCCGATCTCCCGGACGATGGCCAGCGTCTGTTCCTGATAGACCGGCAGGCCGTAGGTCTCGCTCATGTGGGCCTCCACCAGCGGATGGATCGGGGTGTAGGCTTCGCCGTTCTTGCGCTTCACGTACTTCTCGGTCACGCCACCGCCGAATGGACCAGGACGAGCCAGCGCCGTCACAGCGTCGATCTCAACGATGGTCTCGAACTTTATGTCGCGACTGATGGCACGCAGGGCGTTGCCTTCGAACTGGAAGATGCCGCACAGACGGCCTTGGTTGAAAACCTCGTAGGTGGCCGGGTCGTCGAACGGAAGATTGTACCAGTCGATGTCTGTGCCGCTGTCTTCCAACACACCAAGGGTTCGCAGTCCGAGAACGTCGATCTTCAGCAGGCCAAGGGTTTCAGCTGCGCCCTTCTCGATGTGAGCGATGCCGTTGGCATCCACCGTTGCGTAGTTGGTGATCTCGTCGTTGCAGACCAGCAAGCCAGCAGCATGGACGCCGGTCTGCGCTGCGTGGCCTTCGAGCAAAGATGCGCTCATGGCCTGCGGGTATTGTTCAATGAACGCCTTGCCAGGTGCCGTTGTCTGCAGAGTGTCAAGCAAGCAGTTGTTGGCGCGTGAGTCTGCCGACGAACGTTCGATCATCGCCACCTTCACAGCAGCGGTCGCCGCAGGCGGGATGTTGAGCGCCTTGCAGACTTGGATCAACGCCGACTTCGGCCTGAACTGGCCGATGGTGCCGATGTGGGCAACATTGTTGATGCCGTATTTGTCCGCCATGTATTCAAACACCATGTGGCGCTTGTTGTCGGGGAAGTCGAGGTCGATATCGGGCAAGTCAGTCCGGCTGACGTCGATGAAGCGTTCGAAGTAGAGCTTGGGTGGGATCGGATCGATCTCGGTGATGCGTGAGACGTAGCAGACCAACGAGCCAGCGGCTGAACCGCGACTCGGACCAACGAGCATGTGTTGCTTGGCGTAATGAACCATGTCAGCCACGATAATGAAGTAGCTCTCGAAGTCTTTCGACCGGATCAACTCCAACTCGTACTGCAGCCGGTCTTCGTATTCCTGCGTCCAGCTGTCTTCCATCTTGCGGAACTTGATGCCGTCACGGCAGATCTGTTCGAGGCTTCCTTCTGCACGAACCATTGGTGCGACAGGAAGTTCCAGACCGTTGCAGGTGTCGGCAATCGCCTGAGCCACATCCTGATGGTCAAGCGTCTCAAGCAGGAATTGCGGCGTCTGCTTCAGACCGGCTCTGGAGATCAACTCGAACACTTCCTTGTCTTCCGGCGACGAGAATGCATTGTCAGAGGTGCTGACCAGCTGCAGTCCATGTTTGGAGGCGATGGCCAGCTTCTTGGAGTTGAGGATGCGGCTCGCCGGGTTCAGGTCGATGAACGCTCCGGCCTCCAGCAGAAACTCTCCGTCGGTCAGATCTCCGGCGAATTTCAGGATATTTTCGCTCATCGCCAGAACGTCTTTGCGATAGAGGCGCGGAATGCTGCCGCTCTTGGTCGCTATGGTCTGCTGGTGGCTTTTCGAGGTGAAGCGGTACAACTCGCCCAAGCCTTCCTTGTTCTTGGCTAGAAACCACATCCTGTGGGTTGTGTCGTCGTCGGTCACGCAGACCTCAACGCCGAGGATCGGCTGGATGCCAGCAGCCTTGCAAGCCTTGAACCAAGCCACATGACCCCAAGTGGAATTGACATCGACGATCCCGGCAGCGGTGCAGCCAATCGCCTTGAGTCGTTCGATCACCTTGCTGATCGGCGCGAAGGTCTGCCCGAAGGTATATTCTGTTTTGATTCTGAGTTGGATCATTTGTAGACCTTTATCTCGTTGTAATGCACGAACTCTTGCCAAGCAGGACACTCACAGACTCGCTCCTGACCTTCATAGACTTCGCAGTACGGAATGTCTTCCGTCTTGTTCAATGCATTGCAGTGTGCGCAGTCGCCAGTTCCATAGTGGTTCTCCCACTGTTCAGCGACAAGAAAATAGCCGCTGCACCTGCCTCCACTGAACCGATGCGGGAATCGGTAAGCGCCACAGGTGCAGACATGCTCACCCTTACGCGGTTTGCGCCTTGCCATCGTTGAGAGAATCAAAGAACCGATACTTCTCCAACACTTCGAAGACGGCCATTGCGTCGTCGAGCGCCCGGTGGGTCTGCGCCAGAGGACGACCCATGATCTTCTCGTAGAGATGGATGAGGCGAGGACGCTTGCCCATCAACGGTGTGAATTCTTGAGCCGTGCAGATGGTGTTCGCAGGCCAAGGGAAGCCGGTGCGACCGCAGCGAGCCAGTTCGTTGCTCAGCATGCCAACGTCGAAAGGAGCATTGTGGGCGAAGCCGTAGTCGGAACCGCCAAACACATCTTCGATCTCACCCAACAGATGGCGGAACAAAGGTTTGCCAACCAGATCCTCGTTGGTGATTCCGGTGATCTTGGTAATCTCGGCGCTGATCTCCATTTCCGGGTTTATCAGCCAATTGTGTTCGCTGGCCAGCTTTCCGTCAATCACGACGACGATGCCAAGTTCGATGATGCGCGGTTGCTTCTCCAACGGCGCAGACGACGGCAGCAAAAGGCCGGTCGTCTCTGTGTCAAAAATCACTGCTTTCATTTGTGGCTCCTGATTTCGCAGAATTCTCTGCCTTGTTTCTTCGCCCAAACAAACGCCTTTGAAGCGGAAGACCTTGCTTTGTGAATTGCCGACTGCTCGATGCCTTTGTGCGAAACAGACATCTTCAGCTTTGACTCTTCAGAATGCTTGGTTCCGCGTCTTGGAGACGGTTGGCCGGTTTTAAGTTCTGAAATTCTTCTCTTTGTTTCTTCTGAATGCCTCTTTCCTGTCCTTCCAATCGCGATCTTGGCTGCGATCTCTGGAATGGAAGAAGGAGCGATCTCGCCTCCCGGCGTCATGTTGTAGCCGTCAGGATGCATCGTTCCGAAAACCTGTATCGCCTTTTGTTCAGCAAGACGAAGATCTTGATTCTCAACCACAGCCAACACCACGAGCTTCGGCTCGCCGTATTTGCGCCAAGCCTTATGCACAAGGCATTTGCTGCCGCGCTTCAGGGCGCTTCCTTTGTGGTCTCTGAATCTCAACGCTGGTGTCGATTCGGTTATGCCGATGTACGAATTGCCGTTGCTGAATTCAAGGCGATACAGGAATCCCATCAGATCACTGCTGGTCGATGCGAACGATGAACTTGAGATCGGTTCCCAAGATTGCCTTCGTGTCGAAAATGCAGTAATTGTATTTGCGCTTGCCGGCAATGACAGGATTGGTGTGCGACTCGGTGAAGACTTCCTGCGCCACGTAGATGCCGCGATCGGCGAAGAACGCACGCCACTTGACCAGTTCGTCTGCGGAGCAATGCATGCCGAGGTGGCTGACGCTGTTGAGGCGTTCCGGATGCAGCATCCAGTTGTTGCCTTCGGTGTAATGCAACACTTCGAATTCCTTGCCAGCGAAGATGTCGTAGTTGAAGCTGAGATCGGCTTCGTTGCGGCCTTTCTGACCATAGACACGGCCATTGGCGACAACGTGGTCTTCGGCAAACTCGGCAGCGCCGATCTCAGCCAACAGCTTCTTGGCTGCAGCCGGGTTGCGAGGGCAGATGGCGATTTGTTCAATACGGAATTGCATGATTGTGCTTCCTTTCGTGGTTGGTTAGATATCTTGCACTTCGATGTCGTTGATCGACAATTCGTCGCGCTCAACATCGAAAAGGTACTGGGAGATGTACGATTCGCGCTCATCTTCGCTGGAGAACTCCTTCTCGATGAAGATCTTTTCGTCTGCGACTTGTTTGAAGAAGCCAAGCTTGAACAGCTTCTTGGTTGCCAGCTCATTCACAGACACATTGTACGATCCGACTTCAACGAACACCGGGCCGAATGGTCCAGGGAACATGATGCTGACGACATTGTTGTCTACAGTCTTGAACTGGATCTGGCCGCCAGAGGCGTTGGCGATCTGCGTGAGACGATCGGCTTGGATTTTCTTGAGTTTCATTTGAGTCCTTTCTGAGTTTTGAAATTACAGGCCGTACGGAATGTCGCAGCCAGTCAGCGCCTTGTGGTGCGCCTTGTCCTGCAGGAGGAACGCGATGAACTCGGCCACCTGCTTAGGATCAGTTTCCTCACCGGCCAACAAGCCAGCGAGTTGATAGCGTTGCGCCTCTTCGATCGTCCAGCCACGAGTGCGCACGACTTCGGCGTCGATATGGCGGCTCATCTCGGTGTCGCGCAGCTTGTTGGGGCTGACGGAAAACACGGTGATGCCGTGACGCCGGGTGAGCTCACGCGCCATCTGCTTCGTCATGATGAGCGCAGCGCCCTTGGAGGCGTTGTAGCAGATCGACGAAGTCATCGGCATGTGGGCAGCGTTGCTGACGATGTTGAGGATGGTGCCTTTGCTTTCGATCAGCATCGGCAAGAAGGCCTGCGACATCTTCATGATGCCCTTGGCGTTGGTATTCACGACGCGATCCCAGAGGTCGTCGGAAACGTCCTCCAGCATGTCGATGCCATTGACACCGGCGCAGTTGATCAGGACGTCCAGGCCACCGCAGGATTCGACAAGTTCGATCGTCTCGCTGCTCGGGTTGAGAACGTCTTTGCCGTCCTTGATGTCGTATTCGTACACATTGTGGCCTGCGTCACGAAGGGCTTTGACGATTGCCAAGCCAAGGCCGTTGCTGCTGCCAGTTACCAGAATGTTGCTCATGCTTGCTCTCCTTGTTGTTCAATAACGATTGCTTCGATCATGGCGCTGTACACGCCGTCGTCGTGGATGCTGTCTTGGTGCGTCAGGTTGCTGATGGCGAAGCGGGAAAGCTTGACCAGCTTCAACTCGAACAGATGGAACTGGTCGCTGTGCAAAACCTCCTTCGGCACGCCGTTGGGGAAGAGAACCGCCATCAGCTTTCCGACCATCTTGTAGTTGTCGCCATAGACCGCGTTGCGCTGGCGGAAGGTGTCGGCCATCTCGTCCAGGATGAACCCGGCGTCCTTCTTGAAACCGCCGACAGGCTTGGCGAACTGCTTCTGGACTGGGCCATCGGCGACGCTGTTGGCAGCGCAGTTGCGCATTTCCTTGCAATGGAAACAGTCACGCTCTGCAGCCATCTGACCTTGAACGTACTGGTTGAAGCAGGCCGGTTTTTCTTCGTTGCTCATGCGAACATCTCCTGATCATCGTCGCGCTGGCGTTGAATCAGGATCTGACCGAACTTCTCGGTCTCGAACGGCTTTGCGAACTTCTTGGGCATCGTTGGCTCCTAGTGGGTGAGAAGAATCTTGCTGGGCGCAGTGTAGGCGCAGGTGTCGTGGATCTTGCGAACCTCGGCAGGGATGCCAAGCTTCTTGTACATCTCGACAACGTCGTCACGGTCGTCATAGGCGCAGACGATCTTGCCGGGATCGACACCCATGCCCTGAATCAACTCGACCAGGAACCGGCGCTTCAATTCCTTGCTGTGGGTGTGATCGTTGTTGTCGCGCATGAACAGCAGGCTGAAGTTGATGCCGTTGCGCTTGAGCCATTCGGCAGTCGGCGCACCGTAGAACTTCGGGCGAGCAGTGAAGATCACGATGTCGTGCGGCACCAAGCAGTTGAAGAGGTCGGTGTTGCCCGGCTCGTCGAAGGCTGCGAGGCCGTGGTAGTTGTGGTAGCGCGCAGTCGGGTTCTCCTGCTCCCAGTCGATCTCCTTGATGCGCCATTCGTCGTTAGCGATGCAGTTGTCAAGGTCGAGGATGATGATGCTCATTTGAAAAGTCTCCCTAAAAGTTTCATTGATTCACGAGTTGCCGCCTTGCGCACGACTCGCTTGGCGATGGCCTTTGGCCCACGGCTGACAGCATTGACGTCTCCGAGGATCGAAGCCAGCCGGTAGAGCATGCGCCTGACGGTGTTGATCATTTGCGGCCTGCCTCCTTGCACTTGGCGCGTTCCCAGCTGTTGCCGACGGTGTTGCAAACCGCAGGCGTGTCGCCAAGCTTGACCCGGCAGGTCTGGCGTTGGTCGTACGAGCCGATGGCCGAACACTGGTTGCGGCTGTTGGACTTGGTTGCCTTGCAGAGCTCACGCTCGTTCTTGTCCTTCACTTCGCTGCAGTCGTAGGCCATGGCGGAGATCGGGGCCAGCAGCAAGGCGATGATGAGGCGATTCATGATTCGATGTCATTGAATGAACAAAAGTCTTCGCCAAGCTGGCTCTTGAGAACATCAGAGCATTCGTCGCAAAGCGACATGCTGCCAATGCAGCCGTCAGAACCAAGCTTGTTCTCAGTTGCGATTTTGGTCGGCTTGTTGGAGCAACGAACCATCTTGTGTCCTCCGCCAAGCGTCATGAACGACTGGCCATTTGGCTTTTCAGCCTGACACCGATCGAGATCAACGGGGATTGTTATTGCCATGATCAGCCCTTCCGCATCTTGTCTACGATCTTCAGCAACTCGCCCTTCTTCAGCAGGTTGCCGCCGAACTCCTTCTGGGCGAACGCCTCGATCTCGGCGAAGTAATCCCGGCCTTGCTGGAACAGGAACTTCTCTGCCCAAGGATGGACGGCCAAGACTTCATCGACCATGGCATTGACGACCTTCTGGTATTCAGACTGGGTGCGGCCTCCGGTGCGGCTCTTGGCCAGATCGACGAACGTGCGCAGGTTGAACTTGCAGACGATGTTGGTGGCGATGTTGGTCGGCAGGATGCCACGAGCGTCTTCCGGCGCTTGGCCGATGTCGATCAGGAACTTGTAGGTCTTCTTGATCTCGTCCAGCAGCAGATCGATGGAGGCGCGAGCCACCTTGTTTTCGAGGTTGCGCTCGGTGTATACATAATCGAACTCACCCATGTCGAGCACGCGCATCGTCTGCTGAGCGTAGCTAGCGGCTCGGGTGCGAACCTGCTGGTGAGTGTATGCGCGGCTGACACCTTCGACCAGGAACACGTAATCGACGAACTCCCAGCTGGAGGGGATGGTGTTGGCCATGTATTCCAACTCGGACATCTTCTCCTCCGCCGACTTGGCGCGGATCTCTTCCAGCAGACAGGGCGACAACGTCAGGCGAGTTGCCTTGGTGAAGAGCAGAAGGCTCTCGGCCTCCTGCGTGTGGTTGATGAGGGTGACTTTCATTTCTTCGATCCTTTCGGCCAGCCTGCATTGGTGAAATCAGCGACGACGTTCGCAACTGCCGGCAACGTCTTGATCGCAGACGGCTCATCAGCAGGAAGATATTTTTCAAATTCCGGAAGAAGAGTCGCCAGAGCCTTTCTGGTTGTAACTGAATCTGCGCAACCAGAAAGCTTCCGTTCAAGGTCATTGAGTTTGCTTCCTTGCTCTTTTTTCAGCTTGCTGAGAACCTCCAACTCGGCCCAAATTTGAGGAGCCTTGTCACGAATTATATAGTTGGAATGACGAGGAGCGAAATTGCTGTAGCTTGAAAATTGACTTGGAGTTGCAGTGTATTCTGTGTTGATCCACTCTTTGCAATCAGCATCAGAAACGGCCTTCTTGATTTGTTCTGGCATCAGACTTTTGATGGTGTCACGAACAAGCTTCTCTGCCTGAGCATCAAAGTCAATTTTCGGAACATCAGACATTGCTGAACGAACAAATGCTTCACGAATGTATTTGGTGAGTCTCATCATATTCTCCTTATGCAGCCAGAGCCAACAGCTTGTCGGCGACGTTGGTTTTGAACTTGGCGCGGTCGGTGAGGTGGGCGCGTTCGAATGCCCTGCTCTTGTCTCCCTTGCCACCGGATTCGTGGTCGAAGTATTGCGTCACGGCATTGACCAAGCCCCAAGCGGTTCCCTTGCTGGAGCGGTAGTCGTTGCCAAGGCTGGCACCATCGTAGAGTTGAATGATGCGACGCAGGACGGAAGAGGCTTCCAGCATCTCGCCTTGCTCCATGTCTCCGCCTTCCTTGTTCTTCCATTCGGCCTTGAGCTCGTCCGCAATGGTCTGGATGGCGAGGTCACGGTCGATCTTGAACTTGGCGAGCAGGTTGATGTTGCCGATGAAGTTCTCCCAAGCCCCGGCGACCAAGCCAAGTTGCTGCTTGACCGATTCAGCCTCGAAGTTGGCAGAGTGAGGAACACGGATGCGCGCCTTGCTGGCATCAGCGCCGATGGACATACGCAGCGTGTTGTTGCAGACGACGCGGACGGATGTCAGATGCACCGCCGTGGCCATGGAGCCGTCGCACGACGACGCCATCAGGAGGTAGGGCTTGATCTCGTCCTGACCCATGATGCGAACGGCTTCCCCGGTGCGAGCCAACGCCCAGAACTTGCGACCTCCGAACAGGCAACCGGCTGTCTCCATCTTGAAGCCTTGGTCTGCGATCAGGTCACGGAAGAACTCCATCACCTCGCCCGGATGGACGATCTTGTATTCGTTGGAGACGACGCCGAGAGCGGCGCTGTTGTCGCTGCGGAACAGAACCTTGCGATCCGGGAAGAACAGCTGGGTGTTGTCCTTGCCCTTGTAGATCAGGTCGGACCCACCGACGTTCCAATCCATGCCTGCTTCAACACGCCAAGTGGCGAGGTCAGCATCTTCGGTCAGCTGACGACCAAGGCCATGCCAAGGAACGGAACCAACGTAGGCCATGTTGGCCTTGCCGTTGCTCATGTCGATTTCGTGTGCCATTTCAAATCCTTTCTAAGTGGTGGTGTGAATGGGGAGGAGAACCTCCCCTGTGCTGCGATTACTTGAGCGGCAGTTCCTTCTGCTCGACCAAGGAGAATTTGTAGGTCTTGTCGCCAGACTTGTATTCCTTCTTGCCTTCGGCCTTCAACGCCATGCGGAACTTGATGTGGCTGGACTGCGGCAGATTGAGCTTCTTGAAGGCGTCCAAGGTGGAGCGGTAAATGCCAACTTCCTTGCCGTCGAGCACGACCTTGACGTTGTGGCGCTGTGCGCGCTTGGCGGCGACTTCAGGGTTGTTCCAGGATTCGCTGATGCCCTTGCTGCGGGTGGTGCTGACGGCAGGAGCCTTGTAGATCTTGCCTGTGTCGCGCCAGTATTCGGTTCCGCAGTGGTGGCAGAAGTTGCGCTCGTCACCGGCCTTGGTGCCGTCCAAGCCAGCAGCGGTTTGGTCTTCGGTCGCCTTGCAGGTCGGGCAACCATCCACAGCGTAGTCGTAGGACTTCTTCTCTGCCTGCGGAACGACGATCTTGGCCGGTTCGTGACGACGGTCAGCGCCCTTGCGCTCGTCGGTCTTCACAGCTGCGGTTTTGTTCTTGACGGTCTCTTCAGCTTCGAGGTCAGCAACCATCTGGCGAACGCGCAGTTCAGCAGTGGCGCGATCAGCAAACTTGGTCACGACCTTCTTGCCAAAATGAGCGGCGTTGGCGTTGTAGAAGGCTACCAGATCCTTGGTGGCGGCAGTTTCAACATTGATCGTTTTCATGATTCACTCCATTCTAAGTTGTCCCGGTCTTCGTTTGACCGTGACGCTATTTTGCCTGAAGTTTTCAAGCGAAGGCAACAACTATTTTGCATTGTGTCGGATGCGCTCGTAACTCGTTGTATTCATTAGCTTTTTCAGAACGGCAATGTCCTGCAAAACGTCGTCCAACAGAAGATTGCGCCACGTTCCGAACCGTCCAAGGCTGAAAATGTTCCTGTTCTGGCTCAGGTCGAAGATGAATCGCTTGCGCCATGCCTCGTCGATCTTGGCGATCTTGCCGAAGCCTTGCTTGACCTTGTCGATCGGCTCGCAGTCTGTGCTGTGCATTCCGAACGCATCCCAGAAGTAGTAGTCGTCGGCTTCGCCAGCATATTCTGCGATCATCAAGTTGCCGGTGATGGACACTCGGTACAGGCTGGTCTCCGGAGAAGGGAAATAGACCGTCTGGAACACATCGGCATTCGGGATGCGCCAACGTCGCACGGTGATTGGTGCGAAGCCGAACTCCGGCGTGATGATGGGCGTGTATTGATCGACGAACTTGGCCATGAGACTCATCGGCAAGGTGCTGATCACCGGCTCCTGGCTCTCCATCGCCTCTTCCGCCGTGATGGGATGGTTCCATTCGATGCGGCCTGCGCAACGCTCGGCCAGCTGCCCAATGAAGTCTTCCGGAGCAATGAAGCGATCCACAGGCTCAAGGTTCCAGATGCTGCGGTCAGCGAGACGACCGATCACCTTCTTGGAATAGAAGTTGCTGAGCATGATGCTCGGATCGACAAATGCGCCGTCGAACCAGACACCCTTGTGTACACGAACCTTGCGGAAGTCGATGCCAACAGCGTCGCCAACAGCAGACGACCTGAAACGAAGAACAGCCTTGTGTTGCGATTGTCCTTCAGAACCGGCCTCGAAGATCTTGGCAGTCTGGAACATGCAACCAGCAAGAAGACCTGCGATGCCTGCGCCGTATATAACTGTCATTGTGACGATTCCTTTCTTAGTTGATGATGTTTCTTCAATGCGGCAGACAACCGCAACTTGTGCTCTTCCGAAAGAGTTTGGCCAGACCTTCCCTTGTTGCCTTTGAGAGCGATGCTGATCTTGTCTTTCACCTCTTGTCGCTTGGAAGGGTTTCTGTCTCCAGAGGTTTTCGGCCTTGGCACGCCGGTCTGCTTTGCAGCAATTCGCTTTTTGGTTTCTTCTGAATGCCGCTTGCCAAGCATCGACATCCTGCCAGAACTCGAAGCGCCAATCTTTGCTTTGTGCTCGTCGCTCAACTTCCTTCCAATGCTGCTTTTGTTTCCGATCATCGCCGCAGAAACTTTTGCAGCCACAGACGGACTCAGCAGAGGAGAAGTTTGTCCTCCTTCCGTAACGTTATAGCCATTCGGAACGAGCGTGTTGAACGCTTTGATAGCGCGGATCTCGGTGGCAGGCAGGTCGGCATCTTCCACGACGGCCAACACAACCAGCTTCGGCTCACCATGCTTGCGCCATGCGTGGTGGACAGCAAGATTGCTTCCTTTGACAGAAGACTTTCGATGTTGCACGAATCTTGTTTCTGCGCCCTTGGTCGTGATCCCGATGTAGGACTTGCCGTTGGCGAAGTCTAACTTGTACAGGTGTCCCATGTTCATTCCATTTAAGTTGTTCGTTATATTATGCCCTAAATATAGGACTTGCGCAATTTATTTTTAGATGCGAAAATAGTTGCCGCCAGCGACGTTTTTCGAAGATAATAACTGGACGCAACTTAAAACTGGAGTTTGAAATGCCAAAGGTTTTTGTTACACAAATTCCTCACAGGCGAGATCCTGACACAAAAGCATTCGTGCCTTCTGTCAATGTTTCAACTGCGAGCGAGTTTGGAGAGGTCACGGTGATGATGCCTCCAAGGGCGTCATTTTTCGCGACAGCCGATCTGGTGAAGCAATTGTCAGATCAGCTGAGTGACTATGACTGTGAAGCAGGAGACTGCATCATAGCCATGGGAGACCCTGTTGTGATGGCGACTGCATTTGCCATTCTCGGCAGGAAAGGCGCATTCACAGTCCTGCGTTGGGATCGCAACATGGGAAGATATGCGCCTGTGAGGGTGAAGCTTGTCAATTAACTAATCAACTTAAAAGGAATCACGAAACATGATTACACTCAATGAAATGTCGGCTCTGGCTCGGGCATTGCTCGACGCAGAATCGGCAACAAAGGACGCTGAACAGGCGTTGAAAGATGCCAAGGAGCGCGAGCGCCTCATCCGGGAGGAGACCATCCCCTCGGCCATGCAGGAACTCGGTCTCGAATCCTTGGTTCTGGACACCGGCCAAAAGCTGAAAGTCCAACAGGAGGTCTATGCCTCCATCCCCGCTGCCAACAAGCAAGCGGCATACCGTTGGCTGAACGACAACGGCTTCGGCGGTCTCATCAAGGTTGAGGTCGATGCCAGCTTCGGCAAGGGCGATCAGGAAAAGGCGCTGGAGCTCTACAACGAACTCAGCGGTCGCGGCCTGCAAGCGTCTTTCGACGAGAGCGTTCATGCTCAAACCCTAAAGGCGTTCCTGAAGGAGCAGATCTCCCAAGGCAACGACATCCCGCTCGACCTGTTCGGTGCTCGCCCGGTTTGGGCGGCAAAGATCAGCAACAAGTAATTCACTCTCTCAAAACTGAAAAGGAAATATCATCATGGCTAAGAAAGAACAAAACACCGCTGTCGCCGAAGTGAAAACCAACACCGCAGTCGGCTTCCCCCTGGACTTCGCGGCTGACGCCGGTCTCGGCATGGAAGGTGCTGACAAGAGCTCCTTCGCAATCCCCTTCATCACCATGCTGCAAGGTCTCTCGCCCCAGCTGGAAACGGTCGAAGGTGCGAAGCCCGGCAAGTTCATCAACACCATCACCAACGAACTGTACGACGAAGTTCTGGTCGTGCCCTGCGCCTACCAACGTCGCTTCCTGCGCTGGTCGCCCCGTTCCTCTGGGGGCGGCTACAAGGGCGAGTTCAACCCGATCGAAGTCGAAACCGGCGCTCTGCCCGGCCTGAAGTTGCTCAACGGCGTCTATCTGATGGATGTGCCTGAAGGCGCTCCGGCTTTCGATCCGAAGGGCTTGCCGCTCTACGATCACCTCAGCGACACCCGTAACCACTTCGTGCTGGCCAAGAACGCTTCCGGCGGCTGGCAACCGGCGCTGATCTCGCTCTCCTCGACCCAGATCAAGAAGTCCAAGCGCTGGATGTCTCTGATCCAAGGCGTCGAGATGGAAGCCCAAGGTCGCCGCTTCAATCCGCCTTCCTTCTCCTCGATCTACAAGCTCAAGCCGATCAAGGAAGAAAACAGCAAGGGCAGCTGGTGGGGTCTCGACATCAGCCGGGTTGGCTTCATCGAAGACGGTGAGCTCTACGGTCGTGCGAAGGACTTCCATGCGCAAGTGGCTTCCGGTGCAGTTGAAGTTGCTCCTCCGCCTGCAGCTGCTGAAGCTGGTGGCGATGCCGGTGGCGACGAACGCTTCTAACCGCACGGCTCAGTAACGACAAACAAGGGCGTGCGGCTTCGGCTGTGCGCCCTTTCTTTTTGCAAAAGGGGACAGGAATGCATTTCAACGTGCCGGAGAAGCCGGAGAAAGAAAGCGACATCAGCAGCCTGGATGTCGGGAATGTTTACGCCTGCAAGGGCGGCAACAAGACAAAATACTGGGTCGTGATCGGCCTGGACGCAAAGGCTGTCCATCTGATCGGGATCAACGGAGACGGCGTGATCACATCCACCGCCTCCTACGGTCGGCATGTGTTCGAAGGACACGGAAACATCTTCAAGGGTCGTGAGTTGCTCGGCCACGTTTCCGGCCTTGACCAGCTGAACTTCGATGTTGTGTGGAATGAAGAGGGAGAAGCAAGGCTATGACCGTAATGCAAGAACACCAAGCTGCAGTGTTGAAAGCAGCGATCGAATACGCAACCATGGGGTGGCATGTCTTCCCGCTTCACACCGTAGATGAGGAGCATCACTGCTCCTGTGGCAACCTGACCTGCGGTGATGCAGGTAAGCATCCGAGGGTGGAACGTGGCTTAAAAGTGGCAACGCGTGATCTGACGAAAATAGAAGAATGGTTCGGCAAGGATGCTCCTCCAGCCAACATCGGGGTGGTCACCGGAGAGCTCTCCGGCATCACCGTGATAGACATCGACATCGGCGAAGGCAAGTTCGGCGCTGAATCTTGGGCTGAGGCGATCGAAGGCCACGGCGAACCGCAAACGCTGATGGCCGAAACCGGCTCTGGCGGCATGCATGTCGTCTTCACCTACAATTCCGCTCTGAAGACCGCGTCGAATGTGTTGGGCAAAGGAATAGACTGTCGCAACGACGGAGGCTACATTGTCGCAGCGCCTTCCCGCCACCGCAAAGGCGGCATTTACAAGTGGCTCAACTGGGGCGACAAGCCAGCAACGCTGCCTGCGCATCTGAGTCGTCGCAAAGAGACACGCGGTCGCAAGCGCAAGGACGACATGTACAACTCCAAATACACTGTCGAGCAGGTTCGCTCGATGCTGGAGGTTGTGCCTGCTGACGACCGCGATCTCTGGCGCAACGTGGGCATCATCCTTGGCCGTGAGTTCAAGCGCATCGACGAGGCTTGGCAACTCTACCAAGAATGGGCAAGCAAGGTGGGCGGGAAGAAAGGCCGCAACCACGACGAGATCATGCATGAGGCGTTTTACGAGTTGAGCCAACAGAACTCGGAAAGCCAGCTGACCATGGGAACCATCGTGAAGGCCGCGCTAGACAACGGCTGGGCGCCAAAGAGCGGCGAAGTGCCTCTGGGCAACTTTGTATACTATGGTCCAGGGAACAACTACATCTACCGTCCGACCATCAGCTATTGGATCGCAGCAGCGGTGGATGCCGCCGTCAGCCCGGTGAATGAGAACGGCAAGATCGTGAAGGCCAGCGAGTGGCTGAAGATGAATCAGCTGACAACCTCCATGACGTGCGATCCCGCCATCGACGAGGACTATCTCAAGGGGCGCGACTGCCGCAACGGAGAAATCGTCCAGGTGCCCGGTGCCGCCATGTTCAATACGTATCGGAAGCCCACCATCGAACTCGGCGACGCTCGGCTGGCGCAGCCTTTCGTGGATCACGTGACCAAGATCTTCAACAAGCCCGGTGACGCCGACCAGTTCCTGAACTACATGGCTCATCGTGTACAGAAGCCGGAAGAGAAGCCCCGGTTCGCGTTGCTGATCGCAGGAGGTCAAGGCGTTGGGAAAGACACAGCTGTTGAATTCTGCTGCCCGGCCATCGGCGTGTGGAATGTGGCGAACATCGACCCATCAGCCTTCGAGACACAGTTCAATGAGTTTGCCGCTTCAACACTCGTGCGGATCAGCGAAGCTGCCAACCTGCATGAAATGAGCAAATGGGCGTTCAACGAGCGCACCAAGGTGTTGATTGCCGGTTCTCCGGACGTTTGCCAGATCAACCCGAAGTACGGCCAGAAGTTCAGCGTGCGAATGTACTGCGGTGTGATCATCACATCCAACCACTTGGCCAGCGGCATCTACATCCCGCCAGACGACCGGCGCTACGACGTGATCGAAGCGGCAACGATGGCTGAGATGGATCTGGTGGATGAGAACAAGCGTCGCCAGTACTTTTCAGACCTGTGGGATTGGTTCCTCGCTGGCGGACAGAACCACATTGCTGCCTACTTGCATGAGCGTGACTTGAGCAACTTCTCGGCCAGCAACGGCCAGCGCAAGACGACAGCTCACAAGACCGTTGTGGCGGGTGGTATGACGGGAGACCATTGGCTCAGCGACATCCTGGACGGTTTGGGCAATCCGCAGTTCGTTCGCCAAGACTGGTTGGTCACCAAGGCGGTTGCGGACGGAGAGAAGGATGTTGATGTGAAGCGCAAATTGCCAAACTCAATCGGAAGGTTGGATTACTTTGCCTACCAGAATCCTGAACGCAAGGACGGACGCTGGATGATCAACGGCAAGGGACAAATTGTGTACGCAAGGGTTGGAACGCCGATCGGTTTGGATCCTGTTGAGAAAGTGTCGCAGGAGCCGTTCTGATGTTTGATCCGTTCGATGAGAGACTCATGGACAAGATCAAACGACGCAAGCCGGAAGAAGTTGCCGCCGACAGACGCAATTGGTGCGACAGAATCGACAACCACTTCCGAAGGGCGTTGGATGAACTTGAATGGCCTGATTATGTAGACAGCGAATGCATCCACTTTTTGATCGACAATAATGCAGAGACGAACCTCGGAAAAGAGGTTCTGAAATGCAATTTTCGAGCGGCTATGGACAGGCTCGGATACGAGAAATTCATGAATGAAAAGTCCAAAGACGGACGATGGAAGTTTGGAGGTTGCTTTGTATTTGTATACTCCAAGCGCGGATCGACCAGAATCGGGAAACTTGAGTTAAAACATGCACTTGAACGATAAATTGGCACGCCGTCGCCTGTGAAAAAGTGCTTGGTTATTGCGCTATACCCTAACCTAAGATCCTCGTATATTAAGGTTGGAGAGGTAATATAAATTAGTTTTAGACTTTGAGGGGAAGCCAATACCAAGCACCGGCAGGAATGGAAGGTTGCCGTGGCGTGCCCCTTGGAGCAGAATTCAAAATTGAACCAATATGGAGTCAGAGATGGCTGAACAGAAGAAGCCGAAACGAGGAACAGAAGAGGGGCGCAAAAGACAAGGAAAGGCGAGAACCGTTTTCACGCCAGACCCGGTTGGCCGTCCTCGTACTACCATAGACGACTTGCCAAAAGGCTGGCAGGACATCATGAAACAAGCCGCGCAGGGCGGAGCGAGCAACGTCACGATCAAGGTTTTGCTCGGTATAGGTCACACGGCGTTCGAGACTTTGCTGCAAGACAGTGAAGAATTTCGGCAAACCTTTGAGGCGTGCAAGATGTTGGCCCAACACTGGCATGAAACTGTTGGCCGGAATATGATGACAGGATCCAACGGAAACGCTGTCGCTTGGAAGTTCGCGATGCAGAACCAGTTCGGTTGGAAGGACAAGAACCAAGTGTCCGGCGACCCTGAAGCCCCGTTGCAACAGAACGTCACGGTCACCAAGCGCAACTTGTCTCCTGCAGAGCTCAAAGCAGAGTTGGAGGCGCGTGGCCTTCCGACGGAGTTCTTGAAAGACTGATATGAACTACAATGGTGTTTACGACAATTTGATGCAGAAGGCCAGGAGCAGAGGTTTTGTCGCTGGTTATTCCGAGAAACACCATGTCGTTCCTCGCTGCCTAGGCGGGAGGAACTCGAAAGACAACCTTGTGGTGCTGACTGCTGAGGAACATTTTCTAGCGCATCAATTGCTTGTTAAGATCCATCCAGGAAATCACAAGTTGGCGTATGCCGCTCAGGCGATGGTGTTCAAGAATGAGAAGACGCGCCGAAGCAACAAGCTGTATGGCTGGTTGAAGCGCCGATTAGCTAAAGCTTCTGCAGACAAGATGAAGTGCTCAAATCCTATGAACACCGCCGAAGGCAGGAAGAACTTCGAAGAGGCGATGAAGAGCCATGGCAAAAAGGTTTCCGGCTCCAACAGCGGCAAGGCTCGGAAGATCGTTTGTGTCGAGACGAAACAAGAGTTTGAAACTAGATCGGCTGCTGGCGAATGGCTTCGCTCGATCGGCCACGAGAAGGCGCACGGAGGAAGCCTGAGCGAAGCTTTGCGAGACCCTTCAAAGTACGCTGCCTTTGGATTCCATTGGAATTACGCATGAGCGCAAGAGACCTTTCGACTGCCGACCTGATCCAAATGGCGATGATTGAAGAAGCCAGAAGCAGCTTCTATGCATACAGAAGGTTCATCCACGGCAAGAAGCTGAAGACAGGCTGGTTCGTCAAGGCTCTGTGCGATGAGCTTCAGAAGTTCTACGAAGACCTCGTTGCAGGGATGAGGCCGAAGATGGCCGTCTGCACCCCTCCTCAGCACGGAAAGTCGGTTGCGATCGTTGATTTCATCACTTGGTTGTCTGGCAAAGACCCAAGTCTGAAGACGATCTATTCTTCGTTCAGCGGTCGTCTTGGTGTTCGAGCGAATTTGATGTTGCAAAGGACGCTCGACTCTGACCGATACAAGATGGTGTTTCCTGAGACGAAGATCAGCACAGTCGGGTCTCCAGAAACCTTTGGTGCGACGCGCAACAGGGAGTTGGTTGAGTTTGTCGGTGACGTTGGGTTCTTCAGAAACACAACTGTCGGCGGCGCGATCACGGGCGAATCTCTTGACTTGTCTGTCGTTGATGATCCGATCAAAGGTCGTGAAGAAGCAGGTTCTGAAACCATTCGAGAGAAGGTTTGGGAGTGGTTTACAGATGACATGATGACTCGATTTTCTGAGAGCGCAGGCTTGTTGTTGATCATGACCAGGTGGCACATCTCAGACCCTCTTGGAAAGATGATCGGACACCTTGATGACGAGGTGCGTGTGGTATCCTACCCGGCCATTGCGACCAAGGACGAGAAGCATCGGAAGGCTGGCGAGCCGCTTTTCCCTGAGCACAAGTCGTTGGACTTCCTGCTGCAGCGCAAGGCCGTGATGGCCGCAGTCAATTGGGAGGCTCTCTACCAGCAGAACCCTCAGATCGTCGGTGGTGAGATCATAAAAGGCGAGCACTTCGGGCGATACAAGCAGCTGCCGATCATCAAGCAACGAATCATCTACGCCGACACAGCCCAGAAGACGGCTGAACGCAACGACTTCAGCGTGTTCGAGTGTTGGGGCAAGGGCGAAGACAACAAGCTCTATCTGATCGACCTGATCCGAGGCAAATGGGAAGCTCCTGAACTAGAGCGGCGTGCAATCGCCTTCTGGAGTAAGCACAACGGCATGGACAGCGTGATCTTCGGCGGTCTGCGCAAGATGAAGGTCGAGGACAAGTCGTCCGGAACCGGCCTCATCCAGTCGATCAAGACCAAGGGTCAGATCCCGATTGAAGGCGTTGAGCGCAACAAGGACAAATACACTCGTGTGATGGATGTTCTCGGCTACATTGAGTCGGGATACGTTATGATTCCGGAAGACGCCCCATTCACCAACGACTTCATCCAAGAGTGTGAAGCCTTTACCGCAGACGACAGCCATCTGCACGACGACCAAGTGGATCCGATGATCGACGCGATCAACGATATGCTTGCCACCAACAACACAGCATCCCTTTGGGAGAAAATGATATGAGCAACGCAAAGCAACGGCGGCAGGCCGCACGCGACAAGGCGACGGTCGGAACCAAGGACGGCTTCGCCAATCTGACAGCGCGAATGGGCATGGGGGCGGACAACGTCCTCAGCCAAGGAACGTACATCTTCAACATGCTGACGAAGAACCGCATGCAGCTGGAGGCGATGTACCGTGGCAGCTGGATCGTTGGCGCTGTTGTCGATTGTGTCGCCGAAGACATGACTCGCGCAGGCATCACGATCAAGGGCGAGGACGACCCGGACAAGATACAACAGATGCAGGCTTCCATGACTCGCCTTGGCATTTGGGGCGCTCTGCTGGAGACGATCAAGTGGGGTCGTCTGTACGGAGGCTCTCTCGCTGTGATCGTCATCGACGGCCAGAAGATGGAAACGCCTCTGGACATCAAGACGGTAGGCAAGGATCAGTTCAAGGGGCTGAAGGTCTATGACCGTTGGGGCTTGCAGCCTGACTTGAACAACATGATTCAGGAAGGGATGGACTCCGGTCTCCCGGCCTACTACACCGTGGTGAGCGATCCGAATAGCGGCAAGGTCAGCGGCATGCGCATCCACCACAGCCGGGTGATCCGCCAGATCGGCATTCAGCTGCCTGTTTGGCAGGCGATCGTCGAACAACACTGGGGTGAATCGGTCATTGAGCGGCTGCACGATCGGCTTGTCTCGTTCGACACGGCGACCTCTGGCGCTGCCAACCTGATTCAGAAGGCTCACTTGCGGACTGTCCAGATCGACAAGTTGCGTGAAGTTCTCGCTGCAGGCGGCAAGGCTGAGGAAAACCTGCTCACGATGTTCCACCACATGCGAATGCTGCAGACCAATGAAGGTCTGACGCTGCTCGACAAGGAAGACACGTTCGCCGCTCACAGCTACACATTCAGCGGCCTGAGCGACATGGTGTTGCAGTTCGGTCAGCAGATCGCAGGCGCTTCCGGAATCCCGTTGGTGCGATTGTTTGGTCAGTCTCCGTCTGGTCTCAACTCGACCGGCGAATCTGATCTGCGAATGTACTACGACAACATCAAGGCGCAGCAGGAAAGCCGACTGCGGGAAGGCATGATGCGGGTGTTGCGTGTCCTTCACCAATCCAAGTTTGGCGAACTGCCTCCTGAGAACTTCGACTTCGACTTCGTGTCTCTGTGGCAGACCTCTCAGAAAGAAAAGGGCGACATCGCCAAGGTGGTGGCTGACACCGTTGCCGTTGCCTTCGAGAAGGGCATCATCGACCAACCAACCGCGCTGAAGGAGCTCAAGCAGTCTGCCGAATACACCGGCGTGTTCAGCAACATCAGCGAAGAGCAGATCACCGAAGCGGAAAACACTCCACCTCCCGCTCCTGTGGAAAGCCAGCCGTTGGAATCGGCTGAAGACCAACCTTCGTCGATGATGGATCGCATCATGGCGTGGATCAACAAACCGTGAAAGGAATCAACATGAAAAAGTTCAAGTGTTTCATCGTCGCTGCGCTGATGGCATTAAGTTGTTCGGCTTTCGCCTATCAGATCATGACTCCGAGCGGCGTCTCAGACGGCGTCGTGCTCACCGACGTGACCGGCAAGCCTTCGCTGAATCTGCAAACGATCGACAACCCGAATAGCGGCCAACCGCAACGCCAATTCATTTTCGTGTTTGGTCGGAAGACGAATCTCGAAAACGTCAGATGTGATGTCTGGGAAGGGCCTACCTGCCAATATGTTTTTCCGACCGGGCCGATGCAAATGCGAATTGTGTCGGCCAGCGCGAACGATGCGGCAGCTGGCACTGGTGTCAGGACTGTCGAGATCACGTATCTGAACGGCTCGTACGTCGAGCAAACGGAAACGCTGACGCTCAATGGCACGACGCCGGTCAATACGGTTGCGACCAATATCTTCCGTGTCAATCGGATGCGGGCATTGACAGTCGGGTCTGGCGGTTCGGCAGCTGGCGCAATAAGCTTGACCAACACCGCAGGAACCGTGACCTACGATATCATCCCTGCCACGTTCGTCTCTTCCCGCAAGGCCATTCACACAACGCACGCAGGAGCGACTTTGTACATCGCTCATTGGCAAACCAGCAGTGGCGCTGCAACAGGCTCTCACTTTACGATCACGAGTTTGCGAGCTTCAACATTCAGCAGCACCCCTGCTGCTCCAGGAATTTTCGCCTCGTTGGACGAAGTTGGAACGCTCAACAACAGTGCCAACATTAGTTTGCCGATCCCTGTTCGAATCCCGCCTATGACAGATGTGAAGATCCCTGTTCGAATCCCGCCTATGACAGATGTGAAGATCACTGCTGTAAGTGACGCATCCAACGCTGGTGTGACCGTTCTTGGTGCGATCATCGGCTGGCATGAGGAGTGATGATGGGCAAGTTTTCAACGACCAAGGCTGCTGAGAAAAAGTTCGCCTCCGATCTGCGCAAGGTTGCTCGGGTCGTTGGCGGCATCGTCGAACAACATCTGGACGGCGCAAAGATCCGCGACAATCGCAAGTTGGCTGAGGCATTGAAGGCTTACAGCGACTCTCTCGGGCCTTGGGCCAGCCGGGTCGTTGAACAGATGCTGAAAAGCGTCTCAGCAACCAACAAGCGAGCTTGGGAAGGGGCAAGCACCAAGGTTGGCGCGGCGATGAAGAGCATGATGCAGGAAACTGCGATTGGCGGTGTTGCCCAGCTGCTACACAACCGGCAAGTCGAGCTCATCAAGAGTTTGCCGTTGGAAGCTGGTCTGCGAGCGCAAAAGCTGGCTCAGGAAGCGGCCATCGGCGGTCGTCGGGCTGACGAGATCGCAGCCGAGTTGCTTCGTACAGAAGCGGTGACCGAGAGCAGGGCGATGCTGATCGCACGAACCGAGATCGCAAAGGCGAACGCGGCCATCACACAGGCCAGAGCCGAATATGTAGGAGCGACACACTACATCTGGCGCACGGCTGAAGACGGTGATGTGCGGGAAAGCCATGCCAAGATGGACGGTTCAGTCCAACGCTTCGATCAACCTCCGACACTGGAGGACGGGATGGCCGGAAATCCTGGAGAATTCCCGAATTGTCGATGCTATGCAGAGCCGATCATCCCCGGTTCCGAGTAGATTGTTGCCTGACATTCAAATTCAGAGCATAATACAATGGCGCGATTATAATCCGAGTGACCATGGCCAAGTTCTATTCTGTTGCAAAGCTGTCTGAGCGAATCAGTGAGACCCCTGAAGGGTTCCTGGTTTGCGAAGCTGTCGCCATCACTCGGGCAGGCGATCTGCTTTACGCTCCCGGCGAAACGCCGATCCAATCTGGAGGGTCTGGCCATGTAATCATTTCTCGCACCGTCGAAGACATCCACGATCCGGCAACGATTGCCAGTTTTGAAGGGAAGCCGGTCACCATCAATCATCCCGACGACTTCGTCACTCCAGACAACTGGCGTGAATTGGCCGTTGGTGTCGTACAAAATGTTCGACCCGGTGAAGGCGAAGACGCCGACAAGCTGTTGGCAGATCTGTTGATCACCGATCGTGAAGCCATTTCCGCCATCAAGTCCAAGACCATGCGAGAAGTGTCGTGCGGTTATGAGGCTGAGTATGTCGAAGATGGCCCCGGTCGTGGTCGGCAAGAAGGCATAATTGGCAATCACGTTGCACTTGTGGCGGCTGGGCGGTGCGGCTCAGAGTGTGCCATTTTCGATCACGCACCAAAGGAGAAACCCATGAAATTGAAAGACAAGCTCATGGGGCTTTTCAGCAAGGCGCTGGACGAAGCCGCGCTGGAAGAAGCCCCTGCCGGCGACCAAGGTGCTGGTTCCCAGCCCAGCGCCGATGAACGAATTGCCGCTCTCGAAGCTGAGATTGCGACCCTGAAGGCAGGCAAAACTGCTTCTGCCGCTGGTGGCGAGCCTGCTGCCGAAGGCGACCAACTTCCCGGCGAAGGCGGTGGCGAGGAAGACCCTGTTGCCAAGCGTCTGTCCGTCATCGAAGCTGCTCTGGCCAAGTTGCTTGGTCTGGAAGAAAAAGAGCACGCCCCGATGGGCGGAGAAGGCGAAGGCATGGACATGTGTAAGGATGCCGAGACAATTGCTCGCGCTGAAATCCTCGCACCGGGCATCGCCAAGACTGCCGACGTGAAAGTCAAGGCTCTCGACGCTGCCTATGGCACCGAAGAAGGCAAGGCTGTCATCGACATCCTGCTCGCTGGCAAGACGATGGATCAGGCCGACAAGGATCTGCTCTTCGTCGCTTCGTCCGAGATGCTCAAGGGCGTCCGTCGCCAGCAACTGAATACCCAAGTGTCTCTGGACAGCTTGCCGGGTATGAAAGCCGGTGAAATGACGCCGGACAAGATCAATGCAATGAACGCCGAACGCTACGGCAAGAAATAAGGAGATCAACCATGACTGCAATTCTGTATCGCGCTTCGTCTGGCGTTCCCGGCGACATCACCCGCCAGCTGGACACCATCGTCGAGCAAGCTCTGCTCAACTCCGCCAAGGTTCCTGCGGCCTTCGGCGCTCCCGTCAAGATGACCAGCGGCAAGCTGGAGAAGATCGAAGCCGGTGACACCGCTGCTTCCTTCTACGGCATCCTGACCCGCGTCGCTCCCAGCATCGCTGGCGACACTGCTCAGACGTTTGCGTCTCAGACCCCCAACACCAGCGCCGTGCAAGGCGTCGCTGTTCAGGGTTATCTGAACGTGAAATGCTCTGTTGGCACCCCGGCTCGCAATGGTGTTGTCTACATGCGCGTCGTCGCTGACACCGGCAAGGCCATCGGTGACTTCGAAGCAACGAGCGACACCACCAACAGCGTCGCACTCACTGGTGTGGTTTGGGCGTCCGACGGCAAGGACTCCGACAGCACTGCCGAAATCCGCATCAAGTAAGGGGAAACCAACATGAAGACCTTTGACTCCACTCTGGCGTACTACGTCAATCAACTCGACAACCTCGACAAGAAGTTGTACGAGCCGCTCTACAGCACCTCTTGGGGCCGCGACATCAACCTGCGCACCGGCATCACCATGGCCAACGAATCGACCTCGTTCATTCGTTCGAACATCGGTTCCGTCGGCGGCATGAAGGCGACAGGCAAGCCCTGGATCTCCCCCAACACCACGACCCTTCCCGGCGTCTCGATCAACGGCGAACGTGTTGTTCTGCCGCTGCGCTTGCTCGGCCAGGAAGTCAGCTACACCTCCGTGGAACTTGAGCGCAGCCAGCTGCTCGGCCAACCGATCGATGCCGCCAAATTCACCGCTCTGAACACCATCTACCAGATGGCAACGGACGAAATGGTCTACATCGGCGACACCGAAACCGGCTCCACCGGCCTCGTGAATAGCGCTCTGGTCGCAACCGGCAACGTCACTGCCGACGGCACAGGCTCTTCGCCGCTGTGGTCTACCAAGACCCCGGATCAGATCCTGCGCGATGTCAATGACATGATCCAGGCTGCTTGGGCCGCTTCCGGCTTCGCTGTTTGCCCGGACAAGCTGCTGCTGCCGCCTGCCAAGTTCGCCTACATCGCCAGCACCAAGGTCAGCACCAATGCCGACAAGTCGATCCTGACCTATCTGGAAGACAACAGCATCTCGCTGAAGGTCAATGGCCGCAAGCTGGACATCCAGCCGCTCAAGTGGCTGACCGGGCGTGGCGCTGGCTCCACCGATCGTATGGTGGCCTACACCAATCAGGAAGATCGTGTTCGCTTCCCGATGGTTCCGATTCGCCGCGAGACGCCGTACTACCTCGGCATCAAGTTCAACGCTCCGTACATCTGGGCGTTCGGCGAAGTCGAGTGGGTCTATCCCGAGACCGGCATCTACCGCGACGGCATCTAACGGTGAAAGGGGCTGGTTTAGGCTGGCCCCAATCCCTTACAGGAGAAAGACATGCAAGTTCAATTCAATCAACCGATCACCCTGACGACCGACAACGGCGAGCAGGAAACATTCGGCAAGGGCGTGCATAACGTCGATGCCAAGTTCGCCAAGGGCTGGTACTTCGAGGCGCTCAAGAAGGACGAGACCATTCTCGTTCTGAAGGACGACGAAGAAAAGGCCGATGACGCAGACATTCTGGACGGCAACGTCAAGGAAGTCGTGGCCGCGATCGAAGCTGCTGAACTGTCCGACGAAGATCTGGCTGCGCTGGCCGAACGTGAAGTCGCAGGAAAGAATCGCAAGGGCGTTCTGGACGCCATCACCGCCAAGCAGGCTGAGTGATGGACAAGAGCCAATTCCGCACCGACTTCCCGGAGTTCGCGGATGCGGTTCGCTTCCCCAACACGATGCTGGACTTCTGGTCTGGCATCGGGGAAGCCCAAATTTCTGCCGACCGCTTCGGCAATCTGTACGCGCAAGCGGTCGAGCTATTCACGGCGCACAACATCACGTTGGCGTCTGGCAACGTTGAAGCTTCTGCTGCTGGCGGTTCGCCGGGTGGCAAGACAGGCGCGATCCAGCAAAAGAAGGTTGGTTCTGTCGCTGTGTCGTATGACAATGCCAGCTCGATGTTGCCCGGCGCAGGTCATTGGAACCTGACGACCTACGGCAAGCAATACATTCAGCTGGTCAGGCTCATCGGAACAGGCTGCGTGCAACTATGAGCGTGCGAGTGACCCAAGACAACCTGAAAGCTGTTCTGGCGAACGTCAGGAGCTTCGGGTCTAAGCACGTACTCATCGGCATTCCGTCTGACGAAAACAAGCGTGACGATGGGCCGATCGGCAATGCGCAGCTTGGCTACATTCACGAGAACGGTTCTCCAGCAAACAACATCCCGCCACGGCCATTCCTGAAGCCGGGTGTCGCTGCTGCGAAGGACAAATGCCTTGGTGTGTTGAAGAACGCGGCCAAGGCAGGCTTCAAAGATCCCGCTGCGATCGACAAAGGCCTCAATGCTTCTGGCCTTATTGGTCAAGCCAGCGTCAAGAACACGCTGCGTGCAGGAGAAGGGTTCGCCCCGCTCAAGCCTGCAACCATAGCGGCTCGCAAACGCAAAGGGGCAAAGGGTAAGAAGCCTCTGATCCGTACTGGCCAACTGCTCAACAGCATTACGTATGTCGTGAGGGAGAAGAAATAATGGCCCGGATCGACGTTTCTGACTTGCTGCTGGATCCAGACTTCCTTGACACGGTGACCTTGATTCGCCGCTCGATAACCGTTGATGGCAATGGCGAAGGCGTTTTGACGGAGACTCCGAGCTCAGTGAAGATGTGTGTCCAAGGAGCGAACACAGAAACACTGCTGCGTATGCCGGAAGGCGCACGACTCAGCGATATCGTTACCGTATATTACCGTGGCGTTCTCACGGCTGAAAGCGCAGGCGGCTACGCAGACATCATCGTTTGGGGCGGCAAGCGCTATCAGGTGAAAGAGGTTCCGGAAGACTTCATGAACTACGGCAACGGATTCACTATGGCCAACTGCCTGCTGGAGCCTGTCAATGCCTAACACAAGCGCAACTGGCGGCTATCTCACCCCGACAACCGGGCCTGTTGATGATCAGGCTTTGCGTCGCTTCCTGCAGGCGATGATCGTTGGCGTGACCGGCCTGACCGGGCCAATGGTTCGCCCATTGTGGCAGAAGAATCCTCCTCCGATTCCGAACATTGATGTTGATTGGATTGCCTTCGGCATCACCGAACAGCGTCCTGACGCCAACCCGTTCCACAAGCAGAACGCCAACAACGCCACGTTGATTCGCCACGAGGAGTTTGACGTTCGCTGCTCTGTGTATGGTCCATCGTGTCAAAATTACACAGGACGCTTGCGCGAAGCAATGTATCTGGCGCAAAATAGGGAAAATTTGTATTTGGCTGGAATGGGGCTTGTTGGGTTTTCGCCGACCACTCACATCCCTGAGTTGATCAACGATCGGTGGTTTGAACGGGCTGACATCACGATGACTCTGCGCCGTGAAATCAAGCGAGAATACCCGATCTTGAACTTCGTTGCGGCGGAAGGCACGATCAAGGCAAACAGAGCAACAGAAACGCTGTCCATCAACTGGTCAGTCTAATTTAGGAGAATGAAACATGACTAAAGGTTTGAACATCGGACGGCTTGTTCGTGCAACCGTCAATCTCGCCCCGCTGGCTGCGGCTCGCCGTGGCTTCGGCACCCTGCTCATCGCAGGCGATTCCAACGTCATCGACGGTGTCGAACGCATCCGCGCCTATGTGGATCTGGAATCGGTTGCCGGTGACTTCGGCACCAGCGCCCCTGAGTATCTTGCTGCTGCGCTCTACTTCGGCCAGTCGCCCAGGCCTCAGAACCTGATGATTGGTCGTTGGTTGCGCACTGCAACATCTGGCTTGATCGAAGGCGGCATCCTGACCACGGCTCAACAGGTGATGTCGCTCTGGACTGCGATCACCACTGGCTCGTTCAAGATCACCGTGGATGGCGTTTTGAAGACGCTTTCCGCGCTGGACTTCTCCGGCCAAACCAATCTGAATGGCGTGGCCAGCGTGATCAACGCATCCCTGACCGGCGCAACGATTGCTTGGGACGGCTCGCGCTTTGTCCTGACCAGTTCGACCACTGGCGTCACCTCGGTTGTCGGCTACGCTTCGGCGACAGGCTCTGGCACCGACATCTCCACGATGTTGAAGCTGACCGCTGCAACGGCTCTGGTTCCGGTTCCCGGATTTGCTGCTGAGACGCCGGTCGAATGCGCTGTTGCTCTGGCCAACCAGTCTGGTCAGTGGTACGGCCTGTCCTTCGCCGCTGCGACCATGCCGACCGACGACCAACTGGAAGCCGTCGCAGCCTTCATCGAAGGCGCTTCGATCAGCCGCATCTTCGGCGTGACCGAGATCGACACTCGCGTCCTGGACGCTTCCTACACGACCGATCTGGCCAGCCGCTTCAAGGCTCTCGCCTACAAGCGCACCTGCGTGCAGTTCAGCGCCAACAAGTACGCCATCTGCTCCTTGATGGGCCGCGCCTTCTCGGTGAATTTCAACGCCAACCGCTCCACGATCACGCTGATGTACAAGCAGGAGCCGGGCATCGTGGCCGAGAACCTGACCGAGACCCAAGCTCAGACGCTCAAGGCCAAGCGCTGTAACGTATTCGTGCAGTACATGAACGACACGACCATCATCCAATACGGTGTGATGTCCGGCCAAGCATACTTCGACGAAATTCACGGCCTCGACTGGTTTACAGACGCTCTGCAGACTGCGGAATACAACTTGCTCTACCAGAGCAAGACCAAGATCCCGCAGACCGACGACGGTCAGAACCAGCTGGTCAATGTGGCCTCCAGCGTTTGCCAGGAAGCGATCAACAACGGGCTGGTTGCTCCGGGTCAGTGGAATGCTGACGGCTTCGGCCAGCTTGCTCGTGGCGACTACCTGGACCAAGGCTTCTACATCTACACCCCGCCGATGGCTGCGCAAGACCAGTCCATCCGCGAACAACGCATCGCACCGCCTCTTCAAATTGCACTCAAGCTGGCCGGTGCGATCCATGAACTCGACTGCATCGTCGATGTGAATCGCTAAGGAGAACTGAAACATGGCAACCTATTCTTTCCAAGACGTTGTCGCCGCGATTGTCGGCGTTGGCGGTTCCATCAACCTTGCGGCTGGCGCTGCGGTGGCTGAAGAAGGCATCACCATCGAGGCTGTGGCCGACAAGAACACGATGACCATCGGCGCTGACGGTTCCGGCATGCATTCGCTGGCAGCCAACGAAGCCAGCACCGTGACCGTTCGTCTGCTCAAGACCTCGCCGGTCAATGCGCAGCTGCAGCTGATGTACAACCTGCAGACCAAGTCCAGCCTGACTCACGGCAAGAACGTGATCACCGTTCGCGATGTGGTGCGTGGTGACTCCATCGTTCTGACGCAGGTGGCGTTCAAGAAGCGTCCTGCGATCAACTACGCCAAGGAAGGCGGTCTGAACGAATGGACTTTCGACGCCGTCAAGACGACCCAGATCCTGGGTGTCGGCACTCCGGAGATCTAAGCGATGGAATTCGAACTGGAAGGTCGCACCTACCGCGTTGGCAAGATCGACGCTCGGGCGCAGTTCCACATCGTTCGTCGCTTGGCTCCGGTGCTTGGCGAGTTGGCAGGCGCGTTGCAAGGGCGGATCACCGCTCCTGCAACGGAAGCCGATGACGAAGCGAAGAAGGCCAAGACCGCAAAAGCTGCGGTTGAAGCCCTTCCTCCGATTGCCAACGCCATCAGCCGCTTGTCGGACGCTGACGCTGACTACGTCATCTTCGGTCTCCTCAAGGTGGTCTTGCGGAAGCAGGATCAAGGTCTTGGTTGGGGGCCGGTGACGACTGGTGAGCAGCTGATGTACGACGACATCACGATGACGACGATGCTGAAGCTGGCTTGGAAGGCTCTGTCTTTCAATATGTCCGGTTTTTTCAACGCTCTCCCCTCGGATTTGAAAGAAGCAGCCCTGAAAGTGACAGGCCAGTAAGGTGGGTTTCGCTTCCCGATGGGGAGGATTGGCTTCTCCGGCCTGTTCTGCGAGGACTATGCAAGTATGAGAGTTTGATCGATTGCACGCTTGGTCTCGCAGACATCGCCTTGATGAATGATGCGCTGGATGTTCAGGATGAAAACGAGTTGAGATACAGAGAGGCCAACAAGTGAGCGGTGATGTGATCAAGGAGTTTCTGGTCGGTCTCGGATTCGAGATCGATGAGGCAGGGCTGAACAAGTTCTCCTCTGCAGTCGGCTCCGCCTCTCTCAAGGTGATGGCGCTTGGCGCGGCCACGGTTGCCGCTGCCACAGCGGTTTTCGCTGCTGTTCAAGACATCGCAGACGAGTACGACCAGCTGGACAAGCTGGCGACTCGGTTCCGCACGACCACCGAAGCTGTTGATGAATTCGCCGACATGGCCGGTGTTCTCGGTCTGAGCAAAGAACAGTCCATCGGTTCGCTCAAGGCGCTCGACCAAGCAATCGCAGACACCGCTCTCGGAATGGGCCGTGCGAAGATGGTGTTCGAGGAGCTAGGCATCAAGGTCACTGACGCCAACGGCAAGATGAAGCCGACGACCGAAGTGATGGACGACCTTGCTCTCAAGCTCAAGGACATGGAGAAAGGCAAAGCGATCCGGGTCATGGAGCGTCTCGGTCTCGACCCGGCGTTGATGAAGCTGTTCAACGCAGACCTAGCGCAACTGCGTCAGGATCTGAACGACATCGACAAGGCAGCAGGATTCGATCTTGGCGAAGCCGTTGCTGAATCCAAGGCGTTCATGTCCAGCTGGCGAGCACTCACCATCGAGTTCAACAAGGTCAAGTTGGTCTTCGAGAAGTTGTACGAGTCGATCGGCGTGAAGCTGATGCCGAAGATGCGTGCCGGAATCGAACAGTTCAGAGCGCAGATCGAGCAGTTTCGCCGGAAGCTGATGGACAACTTCGAGGCGATCCGCAACGCGATCATGATGGTGATCGACTTCATCATGCGCGGCGCAGAAGCGTTCATAATTCTGTTCATGCGTGTGTTCGGCGTGGTGTCTGATGTCGTCACCGGCATTATCAGCTGGTTCGGCAAGCTGGATTCCACCACACAGATGGTTATTCTTGGCGTCCTTGGGATTGCCGCAGCATGGAAATACCTTAACCTAGCCTTCCTTGCCACACCAATAGGGATGATCCTATCGCTGGCTACGGCGCTCTTGCTTCTCTACGACGACTACATGACATGGAAAGAAGGCGGAGACAGCCTAATCGACTGGGGCGCTTGGGAGCCGGGCATCAACTCGGCGATTGAG